TCGACGTCGCCAACATGGCCCCGGCTTGATCGAGCAAACTGGTCTGCGCCGCATTCAACGGTTGGCGCATATCAGCAATATTGACAGGACTGCCGCCAAAAGCCGCCTTTGCCGCCGCATCGTAAAGGCAGATCCGGCCATCACCCGTGATCCACCACCACGGCTCGCCAACTTGGAACCGCACCGCACAACCGGCATCGATCAGCAATTGCGCAAACGCCCGCCCCACCGACTGCTGCCAAGCCATAGCCGTCCCATTTGCAGGCGACATCAGCGTCGACGGCGGGCTCCACCCCGTCAGAGCGGCATCACCGTTGAACGCCCTTTGCTGCCACGCCGCCGGGCAATGCTGCGCCAAAACCTCATAAGACAGCGACGCAATCGGCGAGAACCCTGCCGCATGACAGCGCGCAAAAAACTCCGCGTGCCACGCCCGTGCCGGTTGGCACAATGGGTCGGACCCCGCCCCCACATAGTATCCACCACCCGAAGGGCTAAGCCGGAAAAAATGACTCATGCCCACATAGTGCAAAACGCTGCCCCGATAGCCCAACTGGCGCAAGGCGCGAATAATCCGCGCCGGCGTCTGGTTGACGCAATCATCATAGGCGGTGGCCATCGCCAATCCGTGCGGCGGAACAAAGACATTGCCAATCTGCAACATCGCACGGTTACCGACACACTGGATCGACGTCATCTCGACCCAGGCGTCAACCGGCGCGCTCAAGGGCGCACTCGATCCCGCGACATAGCCCTCCGGCACCAGCGAAATAAACATCCGATCAATATCAGACGGATAAATCGGCTCAGCACCATCTCCCGCCGCCCAGCCGCTGAACAGCGTCGAGAAAGGCAAAGTGATTTGCGCGTCGACATTGCTGCCAACCGCAAAATTCCACAGGCGCACATACCATGTCCGCGCCACGCCCGCCGCGTCCCGCCCCTCGACCGTCAAAGTCGGCCCATTGGCCATGTCGAGCGCGACAATCCCCGACGAACGCCAACGGAATGACAGCGTCGTGCGCGCATAATCGCGATCCGTCATATAGCTCAACAGGGGATGGTCGACCCCATCCACGCTGTCCCAAATCAACCCGGCCAAATCGCCAGCGGTCAAAAACGCGGCATCCACCCGCAAGGCATCGGGCGCAGGATTGGTGACCGAAGCCATCATGGGCCGAGGAAAATTCACCGTCCAAAAACGCGGATCAAACCGTTGGATATAATCCGTTTCCTGCCCATCGCGGGAATGTGCCAGCCAAAATGCCATGATAAACTCGCCTCGATTTTCAAGATTGGGTCAACGCGCGGCGCACCGCACTGGCAATTTGCCTTGTGGACCGCTGCAAAGACTGCGCCGCATCGCCCCCGGCAGGCGTCTGAACAGAAATCGCCACATTCACATTGCGCGCGCCGCCGCCGATCTGCGAATTGGGGGTGATGCTGCCCGCCGAACTGGGAACAAACAGCTCCGGCCCCTGTTCGCCAACCAAATAGGCTTGGCCCGGCGACACCGGCCCCCCGGTCGCCCGCCCCGGCAAGCCCAAAATCGCACCCACCATCGCGGCAAGCTCGCTGGCGCTGGGCGCTGCGGCCTGTGTCTCGCCTGCACCATTCCATGAATCACTCATTGTCTCGCTCCATCAAACGGTTCATCTCGGCGCGGCTTAACGGACGTGCTTGGGCAGGAGCATCAGGGGCCAACATCGCGGCAAATTCGGCAGGAGTAGCCTGCCAGAACTCGCCCGGCCTCCAACCCAAAACCCGCGCCGCCACCCACGAAAGCCGCCGCGCTCCCTCGCCAAAATAGCGATCCTCGCTCATGCTTCCCCCTGCAGGATTTGGCCCAGCAGGACGCGCAATTGCGGGGCCGAACTCGTCAAGCCCTGCGCCACAATCGCCTCGCCCAACGTCTCGCGCGTCAAACCCGCTTGGCTGGCCAGACAATGCCAAAACAGCCCCACCAATTCGCTTAAACGCAGTTGACCCGCCGCCGCCCTTTCCACCAAAGCAAACAGCGGCCCCAACTCATCCTCCGCCGCCGTCAGCGCGGCAAAGCTGGGCCGCAACACGCGATCCACACCCGCCACCTTCAAACAGGCTTCGCCCCGCCACCGGTTCGCGGGCCTGCCGCTCACGCCGGCACCACCGCGCCAGAGCTTTCGAGCTGCAAGGTATAGCTGCGCTCATTGTTGTAATCCCCGGCATAATCCAGCTTCTGCACCAGGAACCGGCCCTGCAATTTGGACCCATCCTCAAAGCTCAACTGATATGCATCAAGCGTCCCGGCCAAAGCATTGGCCCGCAACCGCGCCTCCGCCGCCGAACCCATAAAGACGCCCGCGGCCGTGACCGTCATCGAGCGCACCCCGGCCCCCGACAACAGATCACGCCATCCCGCACTGTCTTTGGTCGTCACCACCACCGGCTGCCCGGCAATGGAAAGATGCGTGGTGCGCAGCCCGGCTACCGTCTGGTAATTGGGCGTTGCGCTCCCATCGGAAATTTTCAGCAAGAAATTGGCACCAGACTGAGCAGTCATGACATTACTCCGAAAAAGAGGGATCAGGCCGCAAACAGCCGAAAACGATATTCCAGCAACAGCGCCCGGATATTGTCAGCCCGCTGCTCGGCCCGGCTGAGCAGAAACTGGATCGATGAAATCCGAAACCCGCTCTGCGCCGCGGGCATCGCGGCAATCCGGCTCTGGATCGCCGCGCCCAACGCGCCACCACTGCCCGGCGCATCGCCCCGCATATGCAGCTCCAGAGTGACCCGACACTCCATCCCAACCTCGGTCTTGGTGCTCCAATCCACGCTGCTGGTGCCAACAATGCCCAGCCACGGCAGCGCGGTGCGCGTCGGCACCTCCTCGGCAATGGCGTTGAGCGCCCCGCTCAATTCTGGCGCGCTGGCCAGCCACGCGATCAAACTGGCGCGCAGGGAAATTTCCATCACACTATCCTTTCGCGATCAAACCAGCCGCAATCGCCGCCACGGACGCCACAGCGCCGATACGGTCGCCGGCGGCTCTCCCAGCGCCCCTTCATTGTCCCGATTGCGATATTGATGGGCCGCCAACCGCATGATCCCATGCCGCAATGGTACCGCCAAACTGGCCCAATCCGCCGCCAGCCCCGCGGTAAACCGCAAGACCGCCCGCTGAAAATTGCCCGGATCGCTCACCCGGATCGAGCAAGTCCCATCCGCCTCGATCCGCGCCTGAAATTGATCCGCCGTAAAAGCCGTGCGGCTATTGTCAGCCGCCACACCATAGGCCGCCACCACCGACAAAACCGGCCTTGTGTCCAAATGATACCATCCCGGCACCACCGGGTTGCGACACCAATCGCCGGGAAAACGCTGGCTCTGCCACGCATCCGGCCCCGGCATCCGCCGCTGGTCGGTGGGCAAAGGCACCATTTCCTCGACAGTTGCCACCAAAGGAAGCAGCCCGATATAATCTGCGCAAACATCCAGCGCCGTGTTGAGCAAGGCCAACAGGCTGGCATCGTCCGCGCTCGTGGTGATGCCGAGCCAGTCCTTCAGCTCGGCCAACGCCGCAGGTGGTAAAACCGCCGGCGTGACGATATTCCGCATCATGGCGGTCTCCCTTGTGTCAAGAAAAGCCGCTCGCGCCGCACGCAAATGCGGCGCGAGCGTTCAGTTTGCCTGCCGGGGGCGGGGAAGGCGAGGGGGATTACCCCCGGCAGAAAGCATCAATCAGGCTCAGGAAGCCGCGATCTTGAGCAGCTTGATAGCATCGCTATCCAGCACCTGACCGCCCACGCGCTTGGTGGCATAGAAGTTGACATAGGGCTTGTTGCTATAAGGATCGCGCAGAATGCGGGTCGATTGACGCTCGGCGATCAGATAGCCATTCTTGAAATTGCCAAAGGCCACCGGATAGTTGCCCGCCGCCACATCAGGCATGTCAGAGGCTTCGACCACCGGATAGCCCAGCAGACGATCAGGCTGCCCCTCGATCACCGAGTTCTGCCACAGATAATCGCCCACCGCATCCTTCACTTTGCGGATTTGCGCAATGGTGTTGGCATTCATCACCCAAGCGGCACCCTGACGATGGCCAGGCTTGAGCGCCATCACCATGTCGATCAGATGGTCGGCAGGCTGCGCGTCAAAGGCCGAAGCGCTACCCGAAGCCAGATATTGCAGCGTGCCAAAGGCGCGCGTGGCATCCGTCGCCGCGCTGATCGGCGAGGACAAGAAGCCCAACGGCTGGTTGGTGCCAGTGCCACCGACAAAGGCGGCCCCTTCGGCGCGGGCAAATTCCATCGCGATCTGATCGGCCAACCAGCCCTCGACATCAAAGAAGCTGTCATCAAGCATGTGCTGCGTGGCCGAAGGATTGGCAAACAGATCACCCGAAGGCGGGATGATCTCGGCAAATTTAGGCGAAGTCGTCTCGGCCCGCGCCCCTGTCTCGCTGGCCCAGCCCGACACCGTGCCACCAATCGCGATCAATTTGCGATAATCGGCGGTGCTGGTCTGCACGATCTGCGCAATCGAACGGATCGGGCTGATGCGCAACAGGCGCTGCGCCACCATCTGATCCAGCTCGGTGGGCAGAGCAAAACCACCATCACCATTGGTCACCGTGTTCAGCGACTTCAACTCGGTTTCCCGTCCGGCACGCAAGAACCCATCGACAAAGCCCTTCATTTCCAGACCCACCGGCGCCGCCCCCGACAGCATCGGCCGCGCGGCAACCCGCGAAGCCCGCTGCAACGCCGACTTCACCTCTTCAATGTCCGAACGCAACGCACCCAGCGCAGCATCCGCCGCCTGCTGGCGAGCAACGATGTCGAACGAGGCTTCGAGACCGTCGTTGTTGTTTTCACAGACCATGGAGCATTCCACCTTTCACAAAAAAGCCGTCGAAAATGACGGCCAAACGAAACAAAAAACTTGAGAGAAAACCGTCAGGCCACCATGTGGACCCTTGCCTCGTGCTGCATCGGATGCGTCACCAGACTGACCTCAAACAGATCGACATCGCGCAGCTCGCGCCCTGCCGCATCGCGGGTGAAATTGCGGGCGCGATAGCCAAACGACAGGCCCGTCACCTTGCCCGTCTTCAAGGCCGCCGCCGCCCCCCCCTGCGGATTGTCGATACTGGCAATCACGCGCAGCCCGGTGTCATCCTCGGCGGCGCGCTCGACCCAGCCAATGCGCTGCTCTGGCCGATGCTGCCAATAGAGCGGTAATGGCCCCTGCTGCGCCTGCTGCCGCTCGGCCAAGGTGCGGGCAAAGGCACCGGGCCGGATCGTGTCCTTGCCGCTGTCGCGCTTGTCAAACAGCGCGGCATAGCCCGCAAACCGCAAAGCCTCCTCGCTCATTTCAGCAACTCCACCGTGCCCGACCGCATCGCGATCCCCACCAAGACCAAAGCCATGATCCCGCGCACCGCCCACTGGATCACCGCCCGCCAGATGCTCTGCTTGGCATCGCGCCACGCCCGCAACAACTCGCGCAATTCCGACAAGTCATCGCTCGCGCCCTCATCGCTCAATCCCATCCGGGTCAGCATCCGCGCCGCGCCCAATTCGCTCGCTTCCTCCACAATGGCGCGCAAAGTGACGACATCGCCGCCCAAGCCCACCTCCTGCGCCATCAGCCGCGCCAGCATATCCTCGCGCTTCATTCGCCGGCCTCCTCATCATCGCTGCTCGGCGGCAAGCCCAGCAACTCGCGCTTCTCCGCGTCGCTCAGGAAAGTCGCGCTCATCGCCTGCGCCCACATCGTC